GAAGCGTGGTCTTGAAGGCGCCCTTCTCGATCACGTCACCGTAGGAATCGACGTTGCCGAACACGGCGCCATAGCCGGAAAAAACGCCCGTTTTGTCGGAAGCAAACTTGACCTCCATGTCGAAGCGAAAGCGGTCCATTTTCGATTTCTCCATCAGGCGGCGATCAACCAGAGCGCGTTGTCCCGCGCGACCCATGAAACGGACTCAACTCTTGCCGAAACCGCAGCGCCGGCCTCGATCTCGGATGACAACGAAGCGGTTGCCGTCGCTTTTGCCGTCGTTACCGAGGAGCCGCCAATCTGCGCCGAAATTTCGGCGATGATCGCGCGGGCCGGCAGCGGCGCCGAGACCACGTTGCCGCGACGGTACTGCCTCGAATATCCGCCAGCCGCCGCAACCTGCGGGGTGGTGATCTCCGCCTCAAGATCGCTCGAACCGGCCAGGTTCGCTGCAAGATTTGCGACATATCCTGCGCTGGCCGCCAGGCTGGCCGACCCGGAGAGACTGGCAACCATCGAGCCTTGCGGCGCATCGACATCGACCCCGAAGTACCCGTCGGGGAAGTAACCTTCGTCCCAATAGCCATTCGACCAGAAGTCGTTTGACATCGGCTAATCCGTCAGATCGGTCGTGATCGCCGTCCGGTTGCCGGAACCATCCACCGTTGCAATGATGCGGTCGCGATCGTCGGCTTCGGCCGACCTGAAAGTGACCGTAGACGTTCCTGCACCGCTTACCTTGCCCGCCGTCGCCGCTGCGATCAGACGAATGGCTTCCCGCACGGTCAATCCCTGCTCGATGCCATTCAGCGCGTCGAGAATGGCATCGGCGACATTGGCCGTCGAAAGCGCATCACCCGTGACCACCAGGGACGCCGCCAGGGTGCCAAGCGCGTTAATGGTCGCCGCAGCCTCGCCATCGCCCGACAGAGCCGCCGCAGCGGCCCCAAGCGCGTTGAGGGACGCCGCGATATCGCCCGCACCAGCGAGGCTGGCTGCGAGCTGTAGGAACGCCACAGCGTCGGCGTTGGTGATGTCACCGGAGCCAACCAGCGAAGCCACCATCGAAATGATGAGCTGGCCGGTCGCATCCAAGTCTCCCGAGCCAGTAAGGTCGGCTTCGGCGTTCAGACCGCCGGCCACGGCCGCGGTGAGATCGCCGGCGCCAACAATGCTGTTGCGCGCCGAGATTGCTCCCGGCTTGATCGGCAGCATCCAGGCATAGGGCGCTCGGTAGCCGTCAGGAATGCCAGATTTGGCACTCCAGTTGCCGGAAGTGAATGCCCCGCGCATCATGCTGGTTTTCGGCCGGTCGCCGCGGTTGTATCCTAGTCCAGTCGCGCCGCCGCCGATGTCTCGGCCGGGATGCTTGGAGAGGACGCTATAGTTCCCGATCAGCATGTCATCCCCATGCGGTGTCGAGGTGGCCGTAGAACGCGCTGGCGACCGGTGTAGCCGCGCCCGCGTACATCAGCCATGTCAGACAGGCCCCATCAAAAACGCGCGGCAGGGACGGCATCTGGTTGAGCAAATCACGTTCGGCCGCAACGCCGATGGTCGTCATGGGCAGGGTAAGCAGCGGCCGGGCCAGCACGATGTTCGTGGTGCCCGAGGTGTGCGTCACGTTGTAGCTGAACTGGTCGACCTTCTGGATGCCGGAATCGGAGCCCTGCAGCGGGACGAACGGTCCGAACTTGCCGGCGCCAGTGCCGGAATACTCGATCTGCCCGATCGGCGCCGATGCGTTCGAAATCGGCAGCGTGGTCGGCGTCGCCCGCGATCCGACACCCGCCTGATTGGTGTACGTCAACTGGATGTTCGGCGTGCCAGCGCCGAGCGCGACGGAAGGCGTCAGGAAGGCCTGCACGCCAGCGCCGTGCGATGGCGCCCGATCGCCAAGATAGACCGCGGCCGTATGCGTGCCGGTTCCGGTGTCGGACGCTGCGACATAGGTCGCTGCGTCGAGGTTGGCGAGCGAGGTCGCAAGGTTGCCCGTCGTGGCGCCCGTTCGGTTCCAGTAATAGGTCGTGTTCGTCGAAAGCCCCGTCGGGAGCGCGCCGCCGGAGTTGGTCAAGCGCAGCGGCGTGCCCTGCTGAATATCCCAGCCCGCTGCAATCGTCAGAACCGTCGGCGTCGCGGCGGTCGCCGTGAACGTCTTGGAGTTCACCAGCGTTTGGTTGCCCGTCGTCGTCGTCGTCGTGACCGGATACCAGCCAAGCATGTCAACCAGCATCAGAATCGCTGGCATCGAGGTGGCCGCAGCGGAGAATGCCGAGGCATTCAGAATGGCCTTGATATCGGGAGCAACATCGCCGCCGTGCGGGATCGATCCGGTCAGCCTGTCATTTGCGTTGTGGAACGCAAGGTTGGTGCCGACCGCGCCCAGCGTCATAGCCGCGGGATTTCCGGTCGCGTGAGCCAGCGCGTACCACGTACCAGCCGCCTGCGCGCCGACCGCGTGCGTCAGCTTGTTCCAGTCCGACCGCTTGAATTTGCCGTTGACCGTCATCTCTGAAATGAGGTCGTCGAGCGACGTAAAACCAGCCATTCAGGTCCACGCGAAAGTTAGGTCGCCGAGCAACGGAACGCCGGTGAGCGAACCGTTCGGGCAACTGATGAAGTTCAAATAGGCGTCGTCCTCAATCAGCGGCAGCTTGCCACCGGACTGGAGGTAGAAGTCCTTTTCGGTCGGCGCGGTGATCTCTCGCACCGTCAATTCAGCCAGCGGTTTCACCAGCACCATCGTGAACAGCCCCACGTCGGTCCCGTTGGTGCACGTCACGGACTCGATACTGCGAACGCCGCTGTCTGTACCCTGCAACGCCATGAACGGTCCGAAGCAGCGGGCTCCGGCCCGCTGCGTTGGCAGCAGCGTGCCGTTGACCGCGACCGAGGTGTTCATCGTATGCAGCGGCGTCACCCGCCCGGCAACGCCTTCCGAATTTGTGTAGTTCACAACGAAGGTATCGCCTGCCAGGCTGTGCGGCGCGACCAGCACCGCCATCATCTGGACGCCGTCGCCATCCGTCGATCGGGTCAGAACCTGCGTATTCGTCATCGCCTGTTCGTCGGTCGTGCCCATGTCGACGAACGGGTAGAACATCAGGTAATCCAGCAGATACAATCGCTGCGGAACACCCGCCGCCGCAACGGCCATCGCCGTGATGCGTCGCAGATACTTCTTCGAGGGCGATACGTTGGCCCCGTGGTGCAGCCCGCCGTCCGTCGATCTCGCGAGCGTCTGGGCCGTCAAAGGCGCGGCCGCGTAATACTGCGGCGCCGGATTGCCCGGCGCCATGCTGTAATCGTACCAGGAGCCAGCAACGGTCACGACCGCCGGGACTTTGCGGAACGTCAGGAACTTGCCCTGTTCCGCTATATCCCCGAGAGCTGCGACGTTGGCGAAGCTCATTTGTGGTCGTGTGACATCGCGGAGCGGCCATAGGCCACAGCGGTCAGATTGGCGATGATCGGTGCCTCACAGGAACACGCCTTGCGCGCGGTACCATTTTCCATGGTCACGGGTGCCTTGCACTCCTTGCATTCGTAAGTGGTCATGTTTCGGTCACGTCCAATGCGCCGGCAGCGAACTGCGGCTGAATGCCGTTTGCAACGGCCAGAGAAGACGACAGGGCGCCGGCGTATAGCACCGTACCCGCGCCGCTTGCCGCCGTACCGATCGCCACATGGGTGATGGTCGCACCCGTGACGCCACACTGTGCGAACTGGGCCAGAGCAGCATTCGCCGTTGCCCCGCCCGATGGCACATCCCAGCCGCCGGTCGTGCGGGCCACCGGGATACGGGCATAGTTCGTGTATGCGGCTTCGTTCGTGGTCTGGTCGTTGCCGACGCCTGGGCTTGCGGTATGCAGCGACAGATAAAGGTTGGTCGCGGGAGACGAGCTGTCGTTCTCCGCGATCAGGTTCCATGTCGTGGCGTTGAAGATCAGCGCCAGCAGGGAATTGCATGTAGCCGTCGATTTGGGCATTCCTAATCCTCGATTTCCTGCTCGATGATCGACTCGATGCGGCCTGTCGCATCGTATGATTCAACGGTCTTGCGGGTTGCCCCGCGCTTCTCGGAGTGAACCGTCACCGTCACCGGCGGCGTGGTCACGTTGACGTCGGGCGCCGAGACGTTGATGTCCGGCGTGGTGACGTTAATCACATGAGCCGGCATCGCCTTGACCGCATCGACCATCGCCTGCACGGCTTCGGCCAGTCCGATGTTTGACTTTTGCACGTCCACCGGATCAGCCTTGGCCACCGGTGCAGCCGCTTGAGCGGGCTGCGGCAGCTTGTCGGCTTCCGGATCGTCGCTGCGGTCCATGTCTTCGAGATCACGCACTTCGTTTTGAGTGCCCCAACCCTTTGACCCGCCGGAGCCGAGCATTTTCGAGTAGTATTCGGCCTTTTCCGTCGGGTTCGCGCTCATCATCGCATTGACAACGAACTTCGTGTAATAGCCCGACCGCAGATCATCGTCGGTGAGCAGGTTGACGTTGGCGCTCTGCGAAACCCGCCGGTAGGTCGGGTCAAGCGTGTACGTCTTGTGCGCCTGGAAGAATTCCGATGCACTCGCGAAGGTCGGGGACTGGTCGCCGGCGTGACCCACCATGATGGGCCAAACCCGCATTGATCGGCAGATTTCTTCGATTTGGAATTTCCGTGTTTCCATCAACTGCTGATCGACCGCAGTCATCAGGACGCTTTTCAAATCAGCATCCATGTCGAGGATCATCGGCTTTCCGGCCCGCTCACCGCCCGGAAGGTGCTTATCCATCCACGCCGACAGGAAGGAAAACTTTTCCGGCGCCAACTTGTCCTTTACGCTGTAGACCGCTGACGTCTGAAGGCCGTTCTTCTGGCCCTCGCTCTGTCCACGCTCCAGCGACATCGAAAGCCCGATGGCGTTGCGCGCCATCGCGATGGCGTCCATCCCGATCCATGAATTCCACGACGGGCCGCGCAGATGCCAAATCGCGTCCTGGCTGAACTCTTGCTCCTGTCCGTTTTTTCCTCGGACGAAATACTTGAGGCTGTAGTCGTCCGCCTGCTCGACACGTACCCGGCCCGGTTCGATCGGGATAAGCTCGCGGATTTCCCGCGCAAGACCAACGCGGTTGACGAAAACGAACGCATTGTAGGTCAAGTCGAGATGAAGACTGATCGTCTCCAAGAATTCGAGGCTCGTCTGCCAGCCGTTCGGCTTCCGGCTGATAAGCATGTGCAGCGGGTCGTCGGACGCGATCTTCCGGCCGCCGGCGGTTTCCTGATAGAGGCGGAACGGAACTGAAAGACCTTCGGCGCGCACGCGGCAGCACGCGAGCACCGTAGTGACGTTAAGGGCCGTCTTCCAGTTGACCGGAATCCCAGCCTCAGAAAGGCGCCCGCCGTAAACCTCTTTGAACAATTCGAGCGAAGACGTGATCTGGCGCGCGCCGTCATCCTTACGCCCGATGAGTCTATTCCAGAGGCCCATGGGCACCGATACCTTTAAGCAGTCGCAACCTCCCAGAAGGACTGTGAGGCGCTGCCAGTCATGAACCGGGCGAGCGCCATCATGTGCGCCACAGGCCCGTCGATTTTGTTTTCTTCACGATCCTTGCGGGGGTAGACGTTGTCTTTCGCGTCAGGCTTGGCGACGACGTTTGACAACATCCATGTGTAGACAGGGTCGCCGTTGTGGGCGGTCTTCCGCGATCGGATCAGGCCGTCCATCTGCTTCATGGGCTCGGAGAAATTCAGTACCAGTGGCCGAACCTCTATCACCGGGATGCCCTTCGCCATTAACTCGCTGACCATCATCATGGCCTGGTGCGGATCGTAGGCGACTTCGGAGACTTGAAATTTTTCCGTCAGGTCGATGATCGTGTCTCGCACCTCGATGTAGTCGATCATCTCGCCGTCGGTCTGCGTGATCCACGCTTCCGGACAATTGACCCAACCTCGATAGTGCTCGTTCTCCCCCTGCTCGATCGTCGCTTCCGGGAGGAAGTATTTCCCGAACCTGGCGTACTCGAATCCCTTCGCGATCAGATCCTTCGCCGCCATGCAATCGCACTCGGCAAGTTTGAAGATGATCTCAATGGCGGCGATATCGACCTTCGCCGCGAGATCAAGCCCGACGCGACAGGGCTGCTTCTCGAAATCCTCCAGCCGGATTTTCGGCTGTGCGCTTTCGTTCCAGCGCTGGATATTGAAATAGGCCGACCGTGACTGCACCCACATATTCAGGTGCTTCGTCTTGAACGTTCCGACCTTCCGCGCGTTGTTGATGGCTTCACGCTGGCGCGCGCGGAGAAATTCTCCATTTACGCTAACGTCGTAATTCGGGTTTGCCTTGCGAAGCGCGATCTCGGACGTCCAGTCGTCCTTCGGATCGACGCCGTACATCAGCGCGAACATTTCGTCGTTCGCAATTACGCCTTCAAGCATCCGCTGCGCGTCAAGCACAGCGGCGTAGCAAGGACCAGCGAGATTGTCGCCGGCGGTTGTGATGATGACGGACAAGGGCTGCTCGCGCGCGCCCATGCCGGTCTCCATCGTGTCAACCATGTCGTCGGTATCGTGCTCGTGGTACTCGTCCACGATTGAGCAGGATGGCGACGCGCCGTCGCCGGGCTTTCCTATGATCGGTTCGAAGCGGCTGGCGTTGCCGAGAATGTGCAGGTTCGAAGCATTGACGTCGAGGCCGTAGGCCGATTTGAGCGCCGGCGTCTTCAACGCCATCAGTCTGGCCGGCCGGAAAACTTCCCAAGCCTGCTTTTCGGTGGTGGCGCCCGAATAGACTTCCGCGCCGTGCTCACCGTCGGCAGTGAGCATGTAGAGCCCAACCGCCGCGGCCCATGTAGACTTGGCGTTCTTGCGAGGCTCGAGAATGATAGCCTTACGGAAGCGACGGAGGTTGTCCTGCTTCCGGACCCATCCGAACAGACAGACCGTTTTGAAGCACTGCCACGGCTCGAGCTTCAGAAGCTCCGATTTCGAGGCCCACACCCCTTTCGTGTGCGGCAGCAACTCGATGAATTTACAAACTCGTTCGGCTTTGACCGGATCGAAGCGGTAGGCAAACGCCTTGGTTTTCGCCTTCGCAAGGTCCGCGACATGACGCTTGCACGCCAGCCTCACCCATTTGCAAGCCGGGATCTTCTTGGCGACGACCGCCTTCGCATACTGGAGCGCGAGGTCCACATGGGGAAACTTGTCGGCCATGTCATCCCAAATTCTTGAACGGGTTTCCTTCTGGCTTGTTGATGATGGAAACCTTGGACCGCGCCGCTGGCGTCAGCCCCAATTCGCTCAGTAGCGACTGCGCGTGCCGCATCGCTTCGTTGCGCTGCGCCACTTCGGGGCGAGATCGGTACATGGTGCTGCCGCTCTCATTGACCGTTTCGAAGGTCCGTCCGTTGTCTTCGACCAGCGCTGTCGTGATTTCGACCTCCTCGATGCGCGACGCGCAAAGGGTGATCACCGCCGTGTCGGCCGACGACGCGATTCCCATCTCGTCGAGAATCGCCACCAGCCCGTGAAAGATTTCCGTGCCGCGCACAGTCAGCCAGTGCGGCGGCTTAGGAAGATCGGTCGGCGCCGCTGGCGCTTCTGAGTTCATCCGGCTCGGCTGAGCCGTTCCCGTGACGATTTTCAGATGGTCCGGCTTGCAAGTGGGTGAGGCTGGCGTGCAAGCGCCATATCTCGGACCTCGCGAAGGCGAAGGCCAGGGCGTTTGCCTACCGCTTCGATCCGGTCAAGGCCGAACGAGTCTGTAAATTCATCGAGTTGCTGCCGCACACGAAAGGGGTGTGGGCCTCGAAATCAGAGCTTCTGAAGCTCGAGCCGTGGCAGTGCTTCAAGACGGTCTGCCTGTTTGGGTGGGTCCGGAAGCAGGACAACCTCCGTCGCTTCCGTAAGGCTATCATTCTCGAGCCTCGAAAGAACGCCAAGTCTACATGGGCTGCGGCTGTCGGGCTCTACATGCTGACCGCGGACGGCGAGCACGGCGCGGAAGTCTATTCCGGCGCCACCACCGAGAAACAGGCTTGGGAAGTTTTCCGGCCAGCCCGGCTGATGGCGCTGAAAACGCCGGCCCTAAAGGCTGCATACGGCCTAGACGTCAACGCTTCGAACCTGCACATCCTCGGCAACGCCAGCCGGTTTGAGCCGATCATTGGAAAGCCGGGCGACGGCGCGTCGCCATCATGCTCGATCGTGGACGAGTACCACGAGCACGATACCGACGCGATGGTTGATACGATGGAGACCGGCATGGGCGCGCGCGAGCAGCCCCTGTCCATCATCATCACGACTGCCGGCGATAATCTTGCTGGACCCTGCTACGCCGCGGTGCTCGACGCCCAGAGAATGCTTGAAGGAGTCATAGCGAACGACGAGATGTTCGCGCTGATGTATGGCGTCGATCCGAAGGACGACTGGACGTCCGAACTCGCTCTCCGCAAGGCGAACCCGAATTACGACGTTAGTGTGAATGGGGAATTTCTCCGCGCCCGCCAGCGTGAAGCCATCAACAACGCGCGGAAGGTCGGAACGTTCAAGACGAAGCACCTGAATATGTGGGTGCAGTCGCGGTCAGCGTATTTCAATATTCAGCGCTGGAATGAATCGGCGCAGCCGAAAATCAGGCTGGAAGATTTCGAAAAGCAGCCCTGTCGTATCGGGCTAGACCTCGCGGCCAAGGTCGATATCGCCGCCATTGAGATCATCTTCAAACTTACCGAGTGCGACTGCACCGCCGCAAAGGATCTGATCGCGAAGGGGTTCGAGTACGTCAGGTTCGGTAAATACTTCCTCCCGGAAGCGACGATCGAGCAAGGAGAGAATGAGCACTATCGAGGATGGGTCAATTGTCCGGAGGCGTGGATCACGCAGACCGACGGCGAGATGATCGACTACATCGAGGTGCGCGACACGATCATCGACCTGACCGAGAAATTTCAGGTCACCGAAGTTGCCTACGATCCGCACCAGGCCATGATGATGGTCAGCGAGTTAATGGCGAAGGGCATCCCGGTGATTGAGGTTCGGCCGCTGGTGCTGAATTTCTCCGAACCCATGAAGCAGATGGACGGCCTTATCCGATCAAGGAAGACCGCCCATAACGGCGACCCTGTCTACACATGGATGCTGTCGAACGTCGTGGCGAAGCCGGACGCGAAGGACAACGTCTATCCTCGCAAAGATCGTGAAGAAAACAAGATCGACGGGCCTGTGGCGCACATGATGGCGCTCGCCCGTTTCATGACGGGCAGCGCATCTCAGTCCTTCTGGGAGATCGCTACTGCTTAAAGGTATCGCCGCCCATGGGCCTGTGGAATAGACTCGTTGGGCATAAGAGCGCAGACGCGCGACAGATTACATCGTCGCTGGATCTTTTCAGGGAGGTCTATGGCGCCCGCCTTTCGGAGGCCGGCATCCCGGTCAACTGGCAGACGGCGCTACAGATCACGACTATTCTCGCCTGCGCAAGGGTAAGGGCAGAGGGCCTTTCAGTCCCGTTTCGGGTTTATCAGGAAACGGGCGGGGGGCGGAAGATCGCCAGCGATCACCCGCTCCATATGCTGATCAGCCGAAAACCGAATGGTTGGCAGACGTCGCTGGAATTTTTGGAGACAGTCAGTTTCCATCTCGATCTGACCTTCAATGCCTATGTGTTTACGAATAAGGTTGGAATATCTCGCGAGATTCGTGAACTAATCCCTATTGAGCCCGGCCGAGTTCGCGTCGAGCAGCGAAGCGATTATTCTCTCCGCTACTTCGTCCGCGGGAAAACCGGAGAAGAACAAGAGTTCGGGCAGGATGCAATCTGGCATTTGCGTGGCCCGTCTTGGAATTCATGGCTCGGCATGGACCCGATTTACATGGCGCGTAACGCCATCGGCCTTGCTGCTTCGCTAGAGCGGGGGCAGGGAGAAGGCCAGAAAAACGGACTTCAAACGTCGGCGGTCTACAGCGTCAAGGATAAGCTGGCTCCGGAAAAGTTTTCGTTCCTTTCGGCTTGGATGGACAAGCATCTCCCAGGCGCTGAGCGCGCCGGCAAGCCGATGATCCTGGACATGGATGCCGATCTGAAAAGCATCATGATGACCGCCGTCGATCAGCAGTTGATTGAAACGCGAAAGCACCAGATCGAGGAAATGTGCCGCGGCATGCGGGTGTGGCCGATCATGATCGGTCACGCCGGTGACCAGTCTCCGACTTTCGCAAGCGCCTCCGAGTTCTTTCAGGCGCACAGGACTTACACGCTTGACCCGACCTACCGGCGGGTTTCGCAGAGCGCGAACGTCAACCTGCTCACCGATGAAGATCTGCGCGCTGGATACTATACGAAGTTCGTCGTCAACGCGATGATGAGCGCTAATCCAACCGAGAAGTCGAACTACTACTCGAAAATGCTTGGCTCTGGCGGCTCAAAGGGCTGGGGTACGCAGAACGAAGTCCGCGACTTCGAAGACATGGACCGCAGCGACGATCCTGAGGCGGACAAACTTCCGCAGCCGCCGGCGCAAGCCGCGCCAGTGAAGCCAACCAAACCGCCGGCTGACCCCGAGCCTGGAGACGAATAATGGACCGCTTGCGCTTTGACATGGAGGTCAAGTTTGCTTCCGACAAAACGGGCGTTTTTTCCGGCTATGGCGCCGTGTTCGGCAACGTCGATTCCTACGGTGACGTGATCGAGAAGGGCGCCTTCAAGACCACGCTTC